GGAGTAGGATGCTTGTTGTCTTTCGTAACCACAAACCTTACATATTACGAAAAGCTTACTACTTTCTGTAGATAAATGTTCTACCATTTCATTAGTATCTAGGAAAGACGGGTTTTGTTCTCTTATTAACATAACCCAATCTTCAAAAGACCTTTTAGTAGGCATTAATTCTCCTAGCTGGCTTATTCGCTGTTGTCTGAATTGGTTGCAGAATTGTTCTTGTTACCACTGCCAGTACCATTAGGCATTCCACTTTCCATACCTTCCGCTGCACCAGTTTCATTATCTGTGAACAACTCGTCTAATTCTTCTTGGGACAAATCTTTAAACTTCTCCCAATCAGGATAACCAGCAGCTTTAGCAACCCAAGAGATTGTTTCTGGAGTTCGTGGTAGGAAATTTACAGCACCTAAGCGTTGAATCAGCTTACCAAATTCATCAGGATTATGATCTTCAGGAAACTCAAACACTAAGTCGGGTAAACGGGAAGAATCCCAACCATTAAGCTCGAATGTCTGTTTGAATAAGTCATTCTTAAACACAGAAGAAATCTCTTTCATTCTACGTTCAATAGCCATTTCGATAATGTTGGTTTTACTACCAGATAATGCAAATGAGCCTGTTGAGGATTGACCCATCATTAGAATATCAGCAAATAATGCTGTTAATATTCTAAGGTCATATCTCCTGATAATATCTGTGGTATTGTGTGCGTTAGAACCTTTAACTTCTAATGGCTCTAAGCTAAACAATCTTTGTTTACTCATCTCGTCAAAGATGTTAGGCATTACAAAACCGGATTGTTCGTTCTTCTGGTAGTTTCTTATCTGACGTTGCGCTGCTTCATACACAGCCTTTTCTTCTGGCTTAGCATCAGGAGACATATAAGCAGCAGGGATGTACATTACAGGACAACCGTTTAAATCACGTTGTACACCAACAGATTCGTCTAACTCTATTTGTTGTCTTGTTTTAAGTGCAATCCAAGCAGACTTTAATGGACTACGACCCTCTGGGTTATCTCTTGTACCGTTGTATCTAAAGTTCAACACCTTATCCATCGGGATTTCAATATCTCCCGTAGGGTGTGTAAATAACAACCTGTTTAACCTATCACCACTAGATACACCATTGATGTCTTGAACCATATGGGTTATTCTTCTGGCGGTATCGTCAAATTTCCACTCAAAACAAGTGTCTTGTGACCGGATGGGTAATTTCTTCCAACCCACTAAGCCATCGTTGTATTTGGATTGACTACTTAGACGTTTCTTGAATACCTTTTCTAAAGGTGCATAACCGTACCAGACATAAGAGACAATATCTTTCATCACATCATCGAAAGTACCTTCCATATCGTCCATACACTGTTCGATGAATTTTGCCTTCTTGACGTCTTGTTCTTCAGATGAAAAAGGTATTACTCTTGGTTTTCCTCTTAGAATCCACATCTGTAGTAGTTCTACACCTTGGGCAACAACTGTGTCATTTCGCATTTTGCGAACTTCTTTAATCCACCCTATTCCGCGAAGCTCTGGCCTATCTTCTTCGTAGATATAACCAGAATAAGAACGAAGGCCGATTGTACCTAGTTCAGACATTCTAATTCTTGGGGCAGGGTTATCCCCTTTTTCTAATTGCAAATCTTCTTCCATACACCCTCTTAGAATAGGAATTCATTTTTCTTGGTTAAGGTTGGTAATGAGATGGTTGGTAATATCTGTGTCATGTTGAGATAAGAAAAACCACTTGATATACAGTCTGGTAGGTCATCTTTATAGGTACGACTCGATCTTTCGCCAGTAAAAGAGACTAATCTTTTCTTAAGATGAGCTAATGTCTGTCTGTCAAAAGAACTCTCAACTATATAAACCAAACCGTTGCTGGCAGCAGTGGCAAAAGGCTCAAACCTAGCCATCTTTGATTTATTGTGTTGCACAGGGTCTTTCTTAACCCTAAACCCGTTCTCTAAGAAAAACTTAACCATATCCTGAAACACAGCCTTACCAGCAGAGTTGGGGTCTTGTGGTAAAACAATTTCAATATCACTACCGTCTTGAATTGCTTGATTAAGCATTACCTGATTTCTTGCACCAGATAGCTTACGCATAACACCGTATATACCACTACCCTGATCTGTAAAAGTAGGGTGGTAGTCTCCGCTAAGGTAGAAAAAACCATTTCTATCTTTACTGATTTTAATACCTGCTGTATAGTCTGGATCACTATTTATGTCGCTAGGCTCAGTACCCGCCAAATCGTAAGCCCTTACTGTTTTGCATCCAAAAGGTAAGTGATCAATAGGTTTTAACCAATCCCAATCAAATAAGGTGCTACCTGTAGGTCTGACATTCCAGTTACCATGTAATAGCCTAGCCTTATCAATCTCATTCAAACCTTCTAGGAAAGATAAGTAGGACGCATTATTGGCAATCATACGTGGATTGTCATATATTAACGCTGAAATGAAGCTAAAAGATATAGGTTTAGGTTCGAAAGTAGGTGTTCTGTATTTCTCTATTAATTCTTCTTTAGTATCCGCCCAAATATACCCACCATCCATTTGAATGAAATAACGAATAACACCATCTCTTTCTGGGATAGGATAACCCGATTCGTCAAGATACCAATCAATCATTGTACGAATAAAGTGGTCTGGATCGGGGTTACATGATATTACCATACGGGAAGGAAATTTAGATTCTGAACGCATACGAGAAATCAGATATTCTATCTGTTCCCATTCAAATTGAGTGCCTTCGTCAAAACCTATGAATGTGTACTGTAGTCCCTGATGATTGAACTTGTCCTTAATATGTTCCATGTGACTCCATTTAACCTTAGCCCCGTTAGGGAATATTGCTTCTAAGGCTTGGTGTCGGAACTTAGGGCGTATCTTATCTGGTAGTTGATTATACATATTAAATGCAGTATCAAACAAACCACCTTGACCTTTTACTTGGGGGGTTGTCCTACGAAACATAATGCAAGTTGTTCGTGGGTCACTGATATACTTTAATGGAAGCATTTGGAGCAAGTAAGATTTTCCTGAACCTGCTGCGCCTCCAATAATTAGAATTTCAGCTTCAGAATCTAGTATCATCTGCTGTTTTCTACTGGTAGCCCCAAAAGGTATTTCTACCGTTTTAGCAGCTTGTTTCATCTTAACTTTTGTCATGTTTTACTCCCTTAGCAATAACACCTAACTAAAAGGTGTTATTAATAAAGAACTCAAGTAGTACATCATAAAAATAATCCAAAGAGTCTACTCTAACAGTCTCCGTATAACCATCAGGCATTTCTTCTTTACTTAATGAACCACAAACTAATTCTGACTTGAGTGTAGATTCTAATTCTCTAGCTTGATAACCATATTCAAAATTTATGCTTAATATATTAGATACTGAAAAGTTAGACTTCCTATCTTGCGTCTTAATTCTTTTTGTCAAACTTCTTGTTATTCCAAACTTGAGGTTGTTATTACCTACAGCATTTAAATAGAAAGTACAAGGTAGTTTTGGATCATAGCCATACATCGCACAAGATGGACAACCTTGCCCAGATAAATGATTATCTGGTGTCTGTGAAAAATGTCCGTGTTCTTTGCAAAATATATTTACGGGTGTCATTGTGTTAGTATATTCGCCACTGTAAGAATACTTGTCACCGTGTACCAACCTAGCTTGATGTATGAAAGTGTCTACATCTTTCCTTTTCACATCACCAATTTTTAACAGCCCGCAAGCAGGGCAACCCCTACCATTCAAATGAGAATTTGGTTCTTGATTAAAATCACCATGAACCTTGCAGGAAATAACTACCGAAGTTTTAGCGGAAAGGTATTTGACCTTTGAATAATCATACTTATTACCGTGAACCTGAATAGCCCTGCTAACAAAATGGTTTTTATCTTTAAATTTTGCTAGACGACTTCTTTCAATCCCACAAAGTTTACAACCGTACCCTTGGGTGTGATCTGTTGCTGTCTGAGAAAATACTCCGTGTTGTGGACATATTATGTCTATTTTACTCTTAGACAAAAATTCATCTGGAAGTAAGGAGTAGTCGAATTTATCTCCGTGTACTTCAGTTGCCCTTTTAATAAAATGATCTTTTTCCACAATTAAACCCTTATAAAATAGACACCCTGCGTGTTAGCAGTAGGTAGTCGTAATAACCTCACGTAGAGTATCTATTTTATAAAGACTCTACGACATTTCTAGTTTTAATTCCACTCTGCTAAAGTAGAACTTGCCAGTTTAACGGACTGGCTTTTGGATCACCCCGCAACCCCACCGCTTACCTGTGACCCGTAAGAAGGTTGTAGCTATTTACCTACCGTCACCAGCATCGTCACCTTTGCCAGAAGCCTGTTAACACAACCAAATTTGCAAACTAGCAAACCATAGCGTCCCATGCTACACCGAAAAATCAGTGCAGAGGTTATGTCAGAGCAGATACAA